AGGGGATATATCGCCACATTGCAAACATCTCCAATGCGCAGATGGCGCAGGGGGCGGCGATTGGGTATCAAATTAAAGGTGGGCTTGGGTTTACCCTGATTGAGGCGGATTACATTGACGCCAGCCCCAAGCCAGGACCTAATGCGTTCAATCAGGAAATCTACATTCGTGGTATCGCTAACCCGATGAACGTTATGCTTGATTGTGACGCGCGGGAACTTGATGGCAGTGACGCCCGATATGGGTTTGTGTTTTCGGATGAGCCTCGCGACGAGGTAGAGGAAGAATACCCAGAATTACGCGCCAAGTTGGCCGTGGCGAACGGTGTGGATCATCAAGACGGTGGGTGGATCAGAGAAAACACGGTCCGGGTTGCCCGATATTACGAGGTGTCGGAGGAGAAAGACGAGATCATTGGTGATGAGGAAGGCACCGTTATATTCAAAAGCACTGCGCCCGCCGCGTTATTGAGGCAGTGGAGCGAACAGGCCGAAGCCGGTGGAACGCCGCTGCGCCGTAGGTCGGTCATCCGCAAAGCGGTGAAGTGCCACAAAATCGTCGGGAATTCCGTCGTCGAGGAAACTGACATTCCCGGCACGTCTGTCCCGATTATTCCGTGGGTTGGCGAAGTCACCATTATTGAGCAGGTGCTTGACCGCAAGGGGCACACGCGGTGCATGATTAGTTCGCAGCAGATGTTGAATTACAACTGGTCTGGGTCCGTTGAATTCGGGGCGTTGCAATCTAAAACGCCATGGCTCGCGCCGGTTGCGGCTATTGGCGACTACATGACCTACTATCAAACGGCGAACACCGAAAATCACAGTGTGCTGCCGTGGGTTCACCGCGATGAGGAGGGGAACGAAATTCCGCCCCCCCAAAGGATGCAACCACCTATTGGCGCTCCGGTTTACCTTGAAGGTGTCCAGTTGGCGCGCCAGTTTATGATGGCGTCCAGTGGACAATTCGAGGCGGAACTTGGGCAGCCGGGGAATGAACGCAGCGGCAGAGCCATCACAGAACGCCAACGTCAGGCCGCGCGGGCTAATTACCACTTTGTGGACAACCAAGCGCTTGCCATCCGCCGTCAGGGACAGATTATCAAGGAGTGGATACCGATCATTTATGATACCAAGCGGGTTGCGCGCATTATCGGTATCGACGGGACCGAGAGCGAAGTGACAATTGATCCCGCATCCCCGGACGCGCATCGCACCCAGCGGTTAGCGTCTGGCGTTGTTCGCATTTTCAACCCCAATGTTGGCACATACGAGGTTGTCTCCGATGTGGGGCCTGACTATGCCACGCAGCGTCAGGAAGCGTTCAACGCCATTGTGCAGGTGATGACGCAAGCGCCGCAGTTGATAAGCCAGATCGGCGATTTGCTGTTTAAGGCTGCTGACTTCCCGTATGCGGATGAAATTGCTGAACGTCTGAAACCTGGACTGCCTCCGCAGGCGCAGGCCGCAATCACCGAGTTGCAGCGCCAGCTACAAGCGTCCAATACTCGCCTTGGTGAGGCTATGCAGGCTTTGACCGAAGAACGGCTGAAGGTTAAGTCGGGCGATCAGAAAGCCAACACGGACGCATTCCGGGCTGATACAGACCGCGCTCAAATGCTACTTGATGCGGCGGTTAAAGTGGACCCTGGAATGGCTCAGACTATGATTGCTGAAATGGCTCAGGCCGCAGTAACGCAGGCGCTACAGGACAACCTAGGCCCGGTGCGCGCGGCATCTGCACCATCTCTGGAGCGTGATGCCACGGGCCAACCGCCGCCGGGTGCTACGGGTGGGCTGCCTCAGCCTGTCCCCGATCCGGGGCGCGCGGCAATGACGCCGGGAGGGCAAGAAGCATGAAAAAGCCTGTGAGCGCTCCGGCTAAACCTGTGGCAAGGCCGCAACCCAGTGAAGCGACAAAGCAGCGCGGTAGGCCGTCGGCGGATCGGCTGGCCGATGAAGTCGTGCAACGGCTCATGACGGCAAAGAAGATCAGATGAAGCGCCGCAACACCCATAGCCGAGAGTGGCACGAGGCGCGGTTAGCCGAGGGACCTATGGGGTTTATTCGGTCCAAGGGTGTGACCAGTTGGGACCAACTGCGCGCGACCATGCAAGGCTTGATGGATCGATGGGAAGCGCTACCGGACCCGATCCGACGCGGTTACGCATTCCCAAATAGAGAGGACAGGAAGACAGAATGAAGCTGAAATCTCCGCACATCGGGCGCAAGACGATTGACCCTTCGCGGGTTAGTGGGGCAAACACCGGCCTTAACGCGCACATCCTTGTGGCGGAAACTGCCGTGAAAATGGCCAATGAGTTGTTCGATGTCTACATGGCCGCAAACAACGAGCTATATCGGGCGATGCGTCAGGAATTGAGCGAGAAGCAAGCCCGTATGGCGTTTGTCTATAAGGTCGCGCCGACGTTGCTTGAAGACGCGAGACAGGCGTTGACCGAGTGTTTGAGCCAGCCTGACGACGTTGTATCCGTGCGGTTGAAAGACCAGATCGCGGACGCGTTGATCAAGGACACAGACTTTCGAGCGAACCGGCTCGTTGATATGGGCCGCGCTACAATCCCGTCTAGACTTCACTAAAAAAGAGAATGAAAATGGAAGATGAAGCGATGAAGTGGTTCATCCAAACTTTCGGTCCGATGAATGGTGATCCAGTTTTGGTTGGGCATTCCTTTATTCCGATGCCAGACCCGTCGGAATGGCCCGCGACTGCAACCGAGATTGAACTTGAAACCGAAGACCGCACCAATATCGCCGATTGATAACCCACTCCGGCTGGGCAAGCCGTGATGACTGCAAGGAGTTAGTATGAGCGAGACGACAGAGCAGGTTGAACAGACCGAGGCGCAAGCGCCAGAAGTTCAACCCACGACGGAACCCGAGGTTCAAGCGAAAGAAACTGTGGAGCAAACCGAAGGCGAGAAAGAGCAATCAAAGCGTGAATCTCGCGGTAGTCGCCACGTCGCGCAATTGACCGCTCGCCTCGCAACGCTTCAAGCAAATGCGGAAGCGGCGGAACGTCGTGCGGCAGCGGCTGAAGCGCTGCTTAACGCACGGCGTGAAGGTGGCGAGGAAACTTCGCAGAATACCCGCACGGGCATTGATCCGAACGCCGTCCGCGAGGAAGCCCGCCGACTGAACCAAGCCGAACAGTTTTCGCGTCGCATCAGTGATGTGGTCGCAGAGGGCCGCAAACAATATGGCGAAACGGAATTCGACAACTACTCCAACCTACTCCACGGCATGGGGGCAACTGGTTCTCCGGCGTTTATGGAGGCGCTGGCAGACCTTTCTAACGCGCCCAAAGTGGTCGCGGCTTTGGCCGAGGACCCTGACATGCTGGCGGATATTTTGTCAAAATCTCCCACCGCTATGGCGGCGCGCCTTGGCAAATTGGATGCAAAAATGGAAACTGTTGCCGCGCCTGTGACCAGCAAGGCTCCCCCGCCGCCGACAAAATTGGCTCCAAAAGCCGTGGCTCAGGAACCTGATATTCATGACCCAAATCTCTCAATGAAAGAATGGGCCAAATTGTGGGACGAAAAAGCGCCCAAGCATCTTCGGGGCTATCGCTAATCCAAAAATTGCACTATAGTGCAGCCGGTCCAGACGGCTAGGTCTGTGATGACGTGCCTACCCATGTGACGTGATGGCTATTTGAATTTCCGTCCTGGCTGTAGCGAGACGAAACCAAGACCCCGTTGGGTGAGGTGGATGTTCGCTGTTCAGACAGACAGAGGACAATTCAAGTGGCCAACACGCTTCTCACTATCGACATGATCACCCGCATTGCCGTTCGGCTGTGGAAGAACACGAACGCTTTCATGCGTAACGTGAACACCCAATACGACGATCAATATGCCGTCGTCGGGGCAAAGATTGGCTCGCAGCTTCGCATTCGACTGCCGGTCGATTACACCGTGGGTTCGGGTTCCGCGATCAGTTTCCAGGATACGGTCGAAAACTACACGACCATGACCATGGCGACGCAGAATAACGTCGGCATGTCGTTCCCGCAAATCGACCTGACGTTGAAGGTTGACGATTTTGCCGACCGCTACATTGCCCCGGCGGTGAATAACCTCGCGGGCACGGTCGCGGTGGGTGTCATGTCCGGCGCGGAAGGTGGCGTTTGCAATTACGTGGACAACACGGCGGGCGGTGCGATCATTTCCCCGACCAGTTCCACGATCTTAACCGCGAACGCCATCCTGCACACGCAGAGTGCCCCGGCGATGAACCATCGATTGGTGGTCAATCCCTACACCGACAGCCGTGTGACGGCTTCTCTGGCGGGCTTGTTTAACCCCGTGACGGACATCAGCGATCAGTATCGCTCCGGCTCGATGAAGAACGCTCTCGGCTTTGATTGGATGATGGATCAGACCGTCATCATTCATACTCCGGGCACGTTCTCCGCCGGAACCGTAAACGGTGCCAATCAATCCGGGACCACGCTGGTCACAAATGCGATTACCGGCACGCTTAAAAAGGGTGACATCATCACCATTGCGGGCGTCAACGGCGTCAACCGCATTGAGAAGCAGTCTTACGGCGCGGTTCGTCAGTTTGTCGTTCTGGCTGATGTGGCTACCAGCGGCACGTCTATCAGCATCTACCCGGCTTTGATCCCGCCGGGAGTTGGTGGCGCGCAGGTGCAGTAT